TATTCTCCTTTAAAAAGTTAACATCCAAGGCGGATGCCATAGATTCAACAAAAGTTGCATTTCCTTCCAGAATAACGCTACGTGGATTGGCAGGCTTAGAAACCAAGCCTTTACCAGAGAACGAAAGATTTCTTAGTAGTCTGCCAACTTGGTAGTTCTGATAACTTCCTGTCCCACCATAAGCCCTTAGATGCTTCGTTAAAAAGGCAGAAGCCTCTGAACGTTTTACAACCCTGGTTTCGCCTTCTGGTGATACCAAAGCATAATCGAATTCTGGGAAAAGGCATTCCATAGAAACAAACCACTTACCTTCTTCGATTTCTGCTACAATCTTATCCATTCGTTCTTTTTGTTCTGGCTCACTCCAAGCAGTATAAACGACTGCTGTTGTTAGAATATTAAATTCATGAGGAACCTCAGTCATGTTATCTGGAATCTCATTACCATCAAAGTCTACAACCTGATTACCAGTGATGTGACCAATGATGTCTTTTTCATTGTGCATAAAGTTGAAAGGCTTGTCTGTTGGCGTGTGCCTAGCCTTCCATAGTTCTTCAGAATCAAATACATCGTCATTCTTGTTCCAACCAGTGGATACTAGAATTGATCTCATGTAAAATAGGTCAATTTGATCTGGATTGCCAAACTCTAAAGCTTTGGCGACATTAGCCTTCTGAACAGCGATATCACTAGCGGGCTCGCATTTTTCAGCTACAGCCACACAAGCAATTGTATTGCTAGTTGCTATTGACTGCTCCAAGCCGTCTAGTATTTCTTGTTGATAAATTTTCATATTTATTTGGCCCTCCAAGTATTGATACACAAATTTTTTTTAGCTGGTCAAATCTTCGTCTTTTTTCAGATCTACAGCAAGAGCATAAGACCTTATCAGCTTCATTTCATTTGTGTTAGGACGCCTATTGTACTTAGACTGAAAGTCCTTGATGCCATCATCAACATTTTGTAGGTATGCCTTTGAAAGACCCTTCTTTGAATCCAAAACTTCCTTTACTAGACCCTCATTCACATCTGAATACACCGCAAGATTAGCAAACACAACATTCTTTAGATAGTCTAGCTGGTTTGTTTCTTCCTTTGTTAGGCTTCTAACATCGGTCTTGTCAAAGTGATTTAGTATAACTGGATTAAGAATCTCAGCAATCTTAGCCTGTGCCTCCATGCCCCACAAAATTGCAGATGCTTCAGATGATCTTGGCTTGACTTCCCTTTGCTTACGCTTCTGCGTATCTCCTCTATTTAGCGGGCGACCAGCCTGCCTAACCTCACCAGGATTACTTGCCTGTGGTGCGGCTGGCTTATTCTTGATGTCTTCCCTTTTCAGCTTCATGTTAATCTTGCCCTGCTCATCAATCTTCTCCATATCATTTTTATGGTTTGGATTGTGGTATGGGCTAGCCTTATCTGGAATAACCTCATTTTTACGATCCTTGTCCTCTCTGCGGACTCTTGTCTTTTCTATCATTGGCAATTCACCAAATCGCTCAAGAAGAGTTTCTGTAGAGATTAGATCCCTATCAGCAAGCTGAATAAGCAACTGCTTCTCGGTTGACTCGTCTGAAATAATGATGTGATCAAAATGAATATCGGCTGGTAGACGGAAGCCCATAGCCTTACGAACAATCTCGATTTCCTGTTTCCAGAATCTAGAAACTATGTCTCGCCCATACTGTAGACGCTCAACAAGAGTCTTTAGGGAAATGTAATTGTTTGTATAACCACCAGATGCTGACATTCCAGTGAGTGTTGGTGGAATACCAAGACCAGCATAAATGCTTGAGAGAACTGGACTATACTTCTCTGCACCTAAAAATCTGTATACTTGCGACTGTGACTCTGTGAACTTTAGCTCTGGACCCCAAACAAGATCCATAGTTCCACCACCAACATTACTAGCGAGGATATCGCGTAGCTTATCAATAGCGGCCTTCGTTGGAATAATCTTATGGTCAAGATCACCAACGGTCCACAAACGAACATTAGAAATAGCACCATCTAGTGCAGCGAGATCTGCTAGCTTCATCTTTTCTAGCATCTTGATGTCGTCTAGAATAGCATAAATCATTGGGTTCGCCCATAGTAGCCAATCATCCTTTTTATAGTGGAAGAAAAGCGTACTTCCTGGGTCAAGAGGCAATCTTCTTTCGCCTCTCTCTATGAGTTGCTTTAGATCTTCAGGCAACGTACTAAGAATAGAACTATTGCTCTCAACCGTCTTGGTGATAGATGATAGCGTATACTTTGATAAGTTAAGACTAAACTTAGGCATACCTAGAGCATTCATACCAGGATCATCGGCCTCAACAGCAATAGGATTTAGAAAATCGTATCGCCAAGGAATCTCGCGTTTGTTGTACTTTTTTAGCTCAAGAGTTATATCGGCAGCAGCGGCTCTCATTATTTCCGATTCTTTTTCCTTTGATAGCTTTGCCGTTCTTCTGCGTACAACTACATTACCGCAGCGATATAGATAATTCAAAAATCTTTCTGTTCTCTCCTGACCACCGACCTGACTAAACCACTTGCGATAAAACTTTTCAACAACCTTATTTGGATGAACTAGCGTTAGACCCTGACAGGCAAAATCACTCATCAAGTCTATAACGTTGCGTATAATGCCAACATTATCATATGCTGCCATGCACTGACGAATAATCTGCTGCTGAAAATGAGGAACAGCCTCTTGAGGACGGAACAAATTGTAATCCGTCCTCGTAAACTCTGGCCTAACCGACCTTTGTGTTTCTATGTCAAGATAAGTCTGTCTACCTGGACCATATGCTACGGATCGTTGAACACCAGTGTATGCGTCTAGATTACTAGCTGTAGACTGGTAAGCCTGTTGCTTTTGGGACTCATTATCCCATGTTACATATAGTGGATCTTTTGGCATGGCTATCTTTCTCAATAAGAATGTTTTGGTCGCTAATTAAATTATCATTACTATCAAAGTAAACTACACAAAAGATTAGTAAATACCGTTAACTTTATCTGTAAACCAGTGTGGACCGTGATATAGCTTATCTGGATTGTTCTTAAACTTGGAGTCATTAGACATAGCAAACCCGCCAATAGCACCGTATTCTATTGTATTCTTTTCGATAATGTAATTACGAGCAGACATGTTCGCTATTAAAAGTGAAGAATAACGGTCTTTCCTTAAGCGGTTTTTTCTACCTGGAGCGGTCTTTACTTCTGGAGTATCCCATCTCTCTCTACCAGTTCCAGTTTGAGTCATTACTATCATAGATAGCTCATTCTTTAGCTCTTCGATTTCCATAACGCAATCTTCTAGCGTATCATAAACCCTATTACAAGCCTTATCTTCCTCTATAGACATGCCAATACTTGCAGAGTCAAAGAACGGGAATAGCAGAACTCTATCCTCAAAGTCCTTTCTCATGCCGTGATTTGCTTCAGCAAGCCAGTCTGCCTTAGCAAACTGACACACCTTTAGGATGTGAAGTCCAGGCTCATCATCTGTATCCTTTTCTTTATCTTCGTCAATCGTGGGCCAAATAGCGACCTGACCATCGGGGATCTTATCTTTGTCTTTCAACGCCTCCATGACCGCGATACCGCCACCCTGAGCATCAATAGCAATCTCCACGCATGGAAATACCTTCATTAGACTTCTGATCTTTTTGGCACAGAAAGCATAGAAATCAGACTCGTCTGTTATGTTTGACTTTAGCTGATTCTTATGCTGCTGTCTTGTTGTAGTCCAAGAGTAAACTATGCGTCTATGGTCTGGATTAAGCTCCAATACCACAATACTAAAGTTGTCAACTTCAGATGCTGGGTCAACACCAAATATGTACTTTTTCTTAGGGTCGCCCCTTAGCATTGCTGAGAACATAACTTCGCCAGAAGGAAGCTTAACTGGGCTCTTGTCGGATGCCGTACAAGCCTCAAGCAGGCTTCTCTTGAAGAATCCCTGACTATCCGTTGTAAAACAAGCCCCATATTCCATCTGATAAATACCAGCATGAACCGTTGCCTTCGCTCTAGTAATCTGAGCGGAATCCATAAATCCGTCTGGCAGCTTGTCTACTGGCATACGAATTACAGAATAGTCTTTCCAGTTAAAAGATGCTGGTGGCTCATCTCCAAATACCTCCTTCAGAAGGTTTGTGTCACCGCCACTATTAACGATAGCCCTATATCTTTTCCAATAATCGGCAAAATGATTGAAGTCATAATAAGCAGTACCAGATAGAATAATCTGATTTGCGTGTTCTTCAATGTGGTTGTTTGCTTCCTCTTCAGTTTCCAACTGTATGCCAAGCTCTTTTGCCTTTTTCGCCTTTGCACGTTGCTTTACCTTTTCAATAGGAGAGGCAGAAACGGCTGCGAAACCAGCAACAACGTTTTCAAAAATGTCTCTAGGGATAGACGCAAACTCGTCCGCGATAATGTCATTTGCTCGCTGACCTCTAATTTTTGACCCATCACCAAGAGGTAGTGCTGTAATTGTACTTTGGTTAATTCTCATGACGCATCTATCAACGTCTCTGCTTGGCCCACTACCAGAATCGCATAAGTCCCTTAGTATGGGTGCATTCTTCCAGATTGTATCCATGTACTCAAACAGAACCTTAGACTGCCTAAACGCCGCACCAACGATGATAATTTTTCGTCTTGGCATGAACAAGGCACGTAAAATAGGATATACAGACAAGATAAAAGACTTACCCATACCTCTACTACCAACAAGCATAGGAAACTTTCTTGTCCACATCTCATAAAGAATCATGGCCTGGAATGGTGATAGCTCAATATTTAGTATGTACTTACACGCGAATGAAAAGTACTCTGGACGCATCATAAGCCAAGCGATACGCTCCAATAGCTTATCGTTGTCACCAGACTCCATAACGAAGTCCATAGGGTTAAACAGTTTTGACTCATCTACATAAACACCGAGCCAAGCATCATCAATTAGTTGGTTTTGAGATATCATCATTTTCGCCAAGAATAAACTTGACTATATCCTTATTTCGTGGGTCGTCAATCAATCCTATAAGTGCAGTAGATAGCGAAGTCACTAACTTCTCTTCTTCAGCCTTGGCTCCGAGAGCCAAAAGATTCCAGCACCCGTGTAGAATCTCATGGAGGAGCGTGTCCCTTGCTAATGATCCTCCAGCCTTTGCATAAACACGAATTCTTCGCTTATGGGAACAACAGTCTCCATAAGCATCCATGCTTGTAAATAGTTCTTCGTCCATTTCCTCAACTTCATACTTATGCCCGAGTATGTAAACCACAGATGGTACTTTCATCTTTACACCTTTAGTCTTCTTGCTTTTCTTTCTTGTGGAATAGTTCATTAAGCCTTTTAAAAAGGCTATTACAGACGAGAAAAGCATTATTCTTGTTGCCGCAAAAAACAATTTTAGTATCATAGTATAGCTGAAACTCCAGCAGGGTCTTGAGTAAGTATTTCCCTGTCACCTTTACCTTCTGGCGAAGATGTCTTGGCACTCTTGATCCTTCTGGGTATTTCAACACATCATCCATGTCAAACTCGCATATCACAAAGGAAAACGGAAAATCCCGCATCCTCTGTATCTCTGCCTCAAATGCACCCTTTTTCTTTCCTAGATTCATCGCTATTTCCGACGCACAAGCTTTACGCTCGACGCATACTAGTTCCTCAAAGCCCTTCAGGGTATAGTCCCCGGTATGCAACGTTCCGATATCCATTCCCGTACATTTATCGTAGGGATTAAAAATCCATCCGTCCTGCTCTCGCGTATCCTTTATCACATGATAATCTGGTATCATTATTTTCCTTTTACTGTCATCATCTCCGCTTCTTGATCATACTTAAAGGTAACCTTGCCACTTTTAAACTTGGCACGAAATCTTTCACGTACCCCATTATACTCTGCTGGGGAAACACGAATCATTTCTTCAGCTCCAGCTTCTATAATGTTGTCAATACGCTCGTCTAGTGTTGGCTCAACCTTTACCTTGACTGGTTCTGGTACTTTTGGGAATGCCTCTGATGGGTTAAATTCAATCATTTATTTCTCCTTATTATCTCGCTAAAGTAGCTTATATAGTGAGATTCTTTGCCAGTTACATCCTTGTGGCATTTGTGACACAATGTAATACCGTTAGAATCATCATACCTTAGAGATGCCGCAGTAGACCACTTAATAATGTGGTGAACATGTAGTCTCCTTTTAGACTTACACATTTGGCAAGTATGTTTGTCTCTTTTGAGTACCCTGGACCTAAACCGCTTGTACTCTGGATCGTCGTAGTTCCGCTTCATTTATGTCGTTCTCCACCATTCTTGATACTAATTCGCGGAATTCTATCTTCGGTTCCCATCCAAGCACAACCCGTGCCTTCTCAGAAATGCCCAATAGATGATCCACTTCCGCTGGCCTATAGAACTCTGGATCTTGAACAACATAATCTTCCCAATTTTGAATCCCAATCTCGCCAAACGCAAGATGTAGAAACTCCCTGATAGAATGCGTTTCCTGAGTGGAGACAACATAATCCTCTGGAATTTCATGCTGTAGCATTAGATGCATAGCCTCAACGTAGTCCTGAGCGTGGCCCCAGTCCCTACGTGCCTCTAAATTCCCCAATCTCAACGCTGGAAAATCAGGAGATTTCCCGCTTGCAACAAAATCTCCAATCCACTTTGTAATCTTTCTCGTCACAAAGTTTTCTCCGCGACGTTCAGATTCGTGGTTGAAGAGAATGCCACAGCATCCAAAAAGCCCATAACTCTGCCTGTAATTATCCACAAGCATGTGGGCGGCGACTTTTGCAATAGCATATGGGGATTGTGGCTTGAAAACAGTGTTTTCGTCTTGATACTTTAGGTTGCCCTTGGTATCAAAGTTTCTTCCGAACATTTCGCTGGACGATGCTTGGTAAAATTTAGTAGTAGGGAACAAGTTAAGTGTTCTCATGCTCTCTAGGATGTTGAGGCATCCACCAGCGGTTATTTGCCAAGTTGTACTTGGCTGTTTGAAAGAAGTCCCCACATGTGATTGTGCCGCCAAATTGTAAATCTCATCTGGACGTTCTGTATGAATAATGTTACTTACGCAAAATTGGTCAGTGATGTCACCCTCTGCAAGCCTAATTGAGTGCAAAAGATGAGAGATTCGTGAGGTGGTATCTACTGAGACGCGACGAGCTACACCAGTTACAATGTAGTCATTATTTAGCAAATGCTCTGCTAGATACGAGCCATCCTGCCCCGTTACACCAAAAACCAAAGCTTTCTTCATTTGTCATTCCTCGTCGCAATCCTATAAAACAAAAAGCATACGCCTATATCAATTATCGCTATTGGAGTCCAACCTAGCACAATAGTAATCAATTCCATTTATTCAATCCTCTTTGATTAGAGTCTCTGGCGTTAGAAGAGGCTGGTCTACGATGCCATCCTCATACTTAAAGTATTCTGACAATCTCTCTTTCTCACTATCAATCGCTAACCTCATTTTCTCCATTTCCACTCCGATCTTGGTTCTATATGATGGATCGGTGGCGATTTGCTTCACTAGACTCGCAAATGTCTGCTTGCTATCCTCGATTGCCTTAATTCTTTGTTCTCGTGTTCCTTTTAGATCCTTTAGCATAGTAGCTTTTCTAGCCTGAAGATCTTTATAGTCCTTGGAAAGCGTCTCACCGGA